CCGTCAGCAGCGCCGCGAGCGCCTTGGCCGCCTACGGGTACAATGACGGCGTCAGAAACTGGCGACGCAAATGCCTCTGGTGCCGAGGCCGAGGCAACTTCACTTCCCGGCTGTCCAAACAACTCGACCGTCCCTGCACCTGCTGCGGCGGCACCGGTCGACACGTCACGATCCGCAGACGCATCATGAACGGACTTACAGCGAGGCAACCATGAACGAACCGTTCGGCGATGACTTCCGCACCAAACTCAACTGCGCGATGTTCTCGATGAGCTTCCGCCCCTACCTCAGCGACAAACCCGACGACTGGACCGGCGACACCATCATCTTCGCCCCAGACCTGGGCTGCGACCGGTCATGGTTCGACACTGCCTTCCGCTACCCGGCCCTGCGCAACATGACACTGCTGTCCTTCGACTGGCCCGGCCAAGGCGACACCTGCTCCGAGACGGGCCCGAAACAGCTGTGGCGATCGGCCAAGGACCGCTTCAACGGCACGGTCCAGTACATCTACGACATGGTCGAGGAAAGCCTGGGCACCTTCCACATCGTCGCCCACGGCATGGGCGCCGTTCCCGCGCTCGCCGCATGGTCCGCACTGCCTCGGGACCGGCTCGGCGCGTTCATCGCCATCGAAGGGAACCTCACCGGCCCCGACTGCGCCCTCGCCTCCCGCCGCATGGTCGGTGGTCCGGCCGAAGTCGAAGCGTGCATCGCCGAACTGTCCGAATCAGATTCGACATCCGACCGCATCTGGGCCTCCGACATGGCCTGGTGCGACCCCGAATACATCGCCGCCGTCGCGCAGGGCCTCGTCGCCGCCTGCGACAGCGGACACATCGCCGACCACTGGCGGTGGCTTCAGCGCCCGCACTACCTCTACGGCGCACACTCGGGCTACCCTGAACACCACCGCGCCCTGTTCGACCAGACCTGCACCAATACCATCGAGATCCCCGGCGCGGGCCATTTTCCAATGCTCGACAACCGCAGCGACACCTGGGCGGCGGTCGCCACCGCGATCAAGGGAACCGCATGATCGAGATCGACAACCTCGACCACCCCGACTTCACCGACCTGTTCACGACGTTCACCAGCTCAGCATGGCGACTGGAGACCCTCCCGGTCTACAACGTGCCCTACGAGCAGGCCGCGTTCGACCGGTTCCTCGCCGGGAAAGGCGACTCCTCCTCCGTCGACGACTGGATCGACACCGTCATCGCCCCGGCCGCCGCCGACGGCCGCGACATCGGCCGCGTCCACGTCATCGAACGGACCACAGGAGACGACGGCAAGCTCGCCCTCGGCGACTACCTCCGGTTCGAACTGTTCCTCTACCGGTTCACCAAAGCCGCCGGGGAAGACATCCGGATCGCCTGGGCCGAACCCGGCTCCTGGCCCAGGGACGTCTCGCGGCCGGGAAGCGACTTCTGGCTGTTCGACGAGGACACCGACGACCCCACACTGGTGAAGATGCGCTACCACGACGACGGTTCCTTCGACAGCGCCCAGATCACCGACAAGCGCACCCTCATCGCTGGCGCCGTCAAATGCAAACGGGCGGCACAGCGGGCCTCCCGGCCGTTCTATCCCTGATTTTCACCTCCGGATCGGCGACCATGGTCGGATGACCAACACCGAAACCGATGAACCATTCGCCGCATTCCATACGCTGACGGCAGTCATCGCCGAAAACGTCACCAGGGCCGCCGAACGCCTACGGCCCGCTCTCGAAGCATTGGGCGCCGCGCTCGCTCAAGGACCCGGCCCGAGACGGCGCACCACGAAAGCCCAGCGCCGATCCGCGAAAGCACGTCTGGCACTGGCGCGTCGGGCCGACCCGAAGGCACCGAAGATCGGTGTCGCCGTCTGCGCCAGGAACCTGCACCGCCTCGCTGACGGCGGTATCGTGACCGCACCGCACCATATGGTGTCCGGCAGAACCACGCCGTGCACGACCAGGAGCTATCGGACATGATGCCCGTCGGCGACCAGGCATGCCCGTTCTGCGAAATCATCGCCGGACGCGGCCGGGCGACCATCCTGCGCGAATGGACGGACGTCACCGCGATCGCGCCCTTGAATCCAGCGGTGGAAGGCCGCGCGCTGATGATTCCCCACGAACATCTCGAACGCCCTGACCTGGGATGGGGAACTGCCGCCGCCGTGCTCTGCTGCACTCTCGAATACGCCCACGCCCAGGGCGACGACTACAACCTCATCGTCAACGTCGGCGAGGGCGCTGGCCAGACAGTCCCGCACCTGCATCTGCATTACCTGCCCCGGCACAGCGGCGACCAGGTGCCCATGCCATGGCCGCACCCAGGCGACCGCCCGGAGCACCATGACTGAACGACAGGAAACCAAGCCCCGTCCGATCCGCCTGTTCCCCGCCGACCGACACGCCAAATACCCCATGGCCGAATTCCTCGCGGACTGGTCCGCTACCTCCACCGGACGCACCGGGTCGCGCCTGCAGTACCGGACCAGCGGCTGCGGCTGCGGCTATCTGGGGTACTGGTCGCTGGACGCGGCCATGCTCGACGAGTGCGGGCCGGTCCCGTTCACCTCGCGGGGCGGCGTGATCCGCTGGCGATGGTGGCATTCGGTGCTGGGCTCGGCGAGGTTCACCGTGTTCTACGACGATCTTCCCGGACAAGGCGGGAGCCGGTGAGTGAGGACCAGTCGTATCTGCTGCAGCCGCCGATCACATTGATCTGCCCGCCTGAACTCAAGTCGCGGCTGATGCTGCGCATCGCGGACTGGGCGAGCGACGCTACCGGGAACCTTGATGCGGGCATTACGGTCCGAACCGCCCCCAGGGACCGGGACTATGTCGGCGCTGAGCCGGGCCAGACGTACTTCACGATCGTTCCCGGCGTGTTCGTCCTCTACGACGATCCGCCGTTCACCGGCAATGGCGGCGAGACCATCGCATGGTGGAACGCACCGCTCGCCTACATCATCGACGCTTCCGACATCGAACCTGCGGCGCAGGCGCGATGACAGCGGACCCGGCTGCGAGGCCACACTGATATCCTCAGGTTTCCAGCAGCCTGGCACTCGACGCCAGCGCTGTCCCGGCGCAATCGAAAACTCGCAGGGTGCAGGGCCCCTGCCGCAGACGTGGTGAGCTGGCACTGTCGTCGAATCCAGTCGCGTGGAGCTGATGCCACGCCGACCGGCGCTAACGCGAACTGTGGGCCTGGTCGCCCACCGCAGGTGGCACTAACTGGAGGTGGCCACCACATCACGGCCATAATACAAACGCGCATTAATCAATGTTACAGTTACCGTATGGCAACAACATCAATTGCAATACCCGATGCCGATTTGGCGGCGGCGAAAGCTGAAGCCGAACGCCAGGGGCTTAACTTCTCCGAATTCATCCACCGGCTTCTCATCAAGGACCGCAGGCAGCAGCTCATGATGCAGGCCATACGCGTCGAGGAAGCGGCTGAGGCGATCATGCCGCGATCGGAGTGGGAGGCGTGGGCGTCTACTGCCGCGTTCGGTGAGTCCACGTGAATCGTTCGCTCTATCCCGGTGACGTCGTGTCGCTCGCGACCGGACCGGCCGCGTATGCCGTGATCATCTCCGATGTCAGCTTGAATCTGACGTCGCCGGTCGTGTTGGTGGCGCTGCTGCTGCGAACGCCGGACGCGGCCGACATTCAGGGAGGCGGGTTCGCCATCGCTGAGCCGGTTCAGATGAACATCGTTCCGCTGCGGTCGACGTTCATGCATCAGAACCAGATCGATCAGGTGCTCGGCCGCGCGAGCCCGATCGCCTCGGTGGAGTGCGCGATCGAGATCGTCATGTCGGCACTTCCTGAACTTCCGCTCTCGTAAACGAATAAACCAGACATTCGGGGTAGATTCGACTCATGTCGGATCTGTCTCGAATGTCTGATGCTGAGTTGTACGCCTATGCCGCTAGGGTGCAGGCGCTGCATGACCCGGCGTCGCTTGCCGCGTGGGTGAACCCGCTCTACCAGGTCCGGCCGCACCATCGTCTCATCGGCGACCGGATCGCTCAGCTGTTGCGCGGCGGCGGCAAACGTAAGCTGATGGTGTTCGCCCCGCCACGGTCGGGCAAGTCTGAGCTGGTCACGAAGTCGCTCCCGTTGTGGTGGCTGGCCCACCATCCGCACCATCAGGTCGTCGCTGCCGCTTACGGCTCGGATCTGGCCAAGAACTGGGGCCGTGACGTCCGCCGTCTCGTCCGCGAGCGCGGCGCCGATCTGGGCCTTGCCATCTCGCCTGAGCAGCGCACTGCCCAGGCGTGGCGCCTGGTCTCCGGCGGCGGCATGCGCACCGTCGGTGTCGGATCAGGACTCACCGGCCACGACGCCGACCTGCTCATCTGCGACGACCCCCACAAGGATCGTGAAGAAGCCGAGTCGAAGACGTTCCGCGACGCCGTCGACGACTGGTGGTCATCGACGTTCATCACCCGAGGTTCACCCGGTACCCCGATCTGCCTGATCATGACCAGGTGGGACCCGGATGATATCGCCGGTCGTCTCCTCGCCCGCGAGGGCGATCAGTGGGATGTCATCCGACTCCCGGCGATCTGTGTCGACGTGGATGACCCGCTCGGGCGTGCACTTGGTGAGCCGCTCGGCCACCCGAAGATCCCTCATGACGACACGAATGCGCTCTTGGCTCACTGGGGTGGCCTCCAATCGTCACTGTCGAAACGTGACTGGTTCGCGCTGTTCCAGTGCGACCCGCAGCCGGTCGAGGGTGCGCTGCTCAATCTTGAGCAGATCGAGGTGTCGCGTCACCGGTCGGGTGAGCCGCTGCCCGAGGCGATGCGTGTCGCGGTCGCCGTGGATCCGTCGGGGACGTCTGGCGGTGACGAGGCGGGGATTGTCGCGGGGTTCCTCGGCGAGGACGGCCGCTGTTATCTCACCCGTGATGCGTCCCGGCAGGCGTCACCGACCGAGTGGGCCCGCGAGGTCGCCCTGATGTCCTACGAGATGGCTGCCGACGTCATCTTTGTGGAGACGAACTTCGGCGGCGAAATGTGCAAGCTGCAGATCCAATCGGCATGGTCCGATCTAGAGGAAGACGGCGCCATCCCACCCGATATTCCACTGCCCCGGATCGACGAGGTCCGAGCGAAATACGGGAAACGCATCCGCGCTGAACCCGTCGCCCAGTACTGGGTACAAGGCGACATCCGCCTGGTGGGCGAGCATGACAAACTCGTGAAGCAATGGACGACCTGGCAACCAGGCTCACGGGAATCACCCGGACGCATCGACGCCACCGTCTACCTCGCACAAGGGCTCCTGAAGGGAACCCCGAATTGGAGAAGCGAGATCATCGAACCGCCGATCGGCGTTAGTGTCATGTCTGATCCCGGCGACTGGCAGACCACCGACTTGTTCTAGGAGGACCGATATGCCCGAGGTTGAGCTGGACGAGTGGCACATGATCATGCGAGGTCCCGCCGGAGACGAGTACCCGATCGCCTCCGGGCCGATCTCGGCTACGGTGCTGCCCCACACCGACGACGACCAGGTGGTCGTCACCGTCGAACTGGCCGTGTTCATCCGTACCGTCGCCGACCAGATCGAGGAACTCGCCACTACCGGCCACATTCCCGACATGACGTTCACTCGCGACACTAGGGACGTATACTGGGCACCCACAGATGAGCCGCCGTCCCAGTAGCCCGCACACCACGGGCCGACTTCGTTCCAGGACGGCACCCTCGGCGGCGCCGCACCGCGCTCTCGCACAGCCACAGCGGCGCCGCCACCAACCAGAATCGGTACCCAAGCGGACAACAAGACCAGACTGTAAAACCGGTACCAACAGGCTACACAGGTTCGAATCCCGCCCGACCCACCCAAATGCTAAATTCACCCCACGGCAAGACCGTTCAACCATCGACGCCCCCGTGTCGGCCTCACAACGGTCTTGCCGCCCCCACTACACACCCTCACGCCCCGAACCCTCACCCGCACCCAACTCAGCACGCCGACGCAACTCAGCAGCCAACTCCATCGTCCGCGCATCCAACGAATCCCCACCAGAAACCATCACCTCAGCCCGAGCACCAGCCACCGCCTGCGCCCCCCCCACCTGACCCGGCCCACCCAACCGCGTCAACCCCAACAACCCATCCTCAACACGCACCAACGCCTCCCACGCCACAAAAAAATCACGAGGCTTCCACCCCGTCACATCCTCAGCCATACCCTCCATAACCCTCAACAACAACTCCGACACCTGCCCCACCTGCCTAATCCGATTATCCAACACCACCAACCGCCGATGCTCCAACTTCCCCCGCAACGACTGCCCATCCGACAAATCCCGCGCCCTCGCCCGCTCCTCCCACCGAAACCGCCGCGCAATCCGCTTCACCTGCCGATCACCCACCGGCGCCCGCCCATACACATCAGAAATCCGACGCGGCAACACCTCCCCAGAACCCTCATCCGCCTGCGGCATCAACTCCAAATACATCCTGAACAAACCAAAATGCTCATCCGACTCCCCAGACTGCTGCTCCCACAGATCCAGATCCTCACCCAACTCAACCGGCTCATCCCAATTCGACATACACAAATCATACCCAACCAGACAACACCACCAAACCACCACAAAACCCAAACCCACCAAACACTGCTACCCTCAACCCACACACAACAAGGGCCGGTAGCCACCGTTTCGACTACCGGCCCACCCCACACAAAC